GGGGAAAGGGAGGGAGGCGTAACGCTTGTAACGTCACGCGTAACGTCACGCGTTACGTCACCAGTGACGCTTTGTGACGCTTTGTGACGCTCTCTGTAACGCTCCTGCCTGAGAGCGCCGGGGGTGCGGATCTTCTCATTGGCATGATGCTCGGCCAACGCTGCCAGCTCAGCATCACACTCCTCAAGCGCCCGCACGGCAATGAGAATGGCTTCCATCGGCGCGCCAGCATCGGCCATGGCCTGCATGAGATCGGAAATCCTCACGCCACCCTCCCGGCCCGATGCGCGATCAGCTTTCGCGCGAAGCGATAGCTGCCCACCACCATGTTCCTGCGGAGCTTGTTCTCGCTCGGCGTGTAGCCATCCTCATCGATCAGCATCTCCAGCCCATCGTGAAACTGGACACGCTCATAGGCGATGGTGGGGGCTTCCTCGGGCCGAAACAGGATGGCGGTCGAGAATGCTATCGCAGGCGCGGGCTTGGCCTTCCTGGCCCTCGGCTTGCGCTTTTTCGCGGGACGGGGATTGGGCAGAACAGCGCTATCCAGCCCAGCCAGCCTGGTGCGCCCATCGCCATGCAAAAGGGGGAAATCGGCCTTGGCCAGATGGTATTCTATCGATCCGTCCAACAGCTCCGGCGCGGCCAGCAGGTGATCGACAAGGCTTTTGAAGGCCGTGCTGGTGGCGAGCAATATCTCGGCCTGCGCCATGCCATAGATGATGGTCGAATGATCCATGAGCCCCATGAACCGGGCGATGCGCGGGAAGGAAAAATCAGTGCGCCGCCGCAGCGCATACATGATGGCGAAGCGGCATTGGCACACCGGCCTGAGCCGTGTTTTGGAAAGCAGGAACGAGGGCGCGATGCGCGTGCGGAGGCTGGCCTCCAGCAGAATGCCACGGGCGATAAATCCGGTCATGCCAAGGCCCTCCCCAAGGGGGCTCTCAGCACCTCGCCCGCGCGCCATGGCGGCACTATGCCCTGCAGGTCCAGCGCATAGTCCAGCAGACCCAGCGCGTCGGCCTCATCATCGTTGCGCGGTCGCCAGCCATATTGCTGGCAGCGCTCAATCGCATAATCCTTCCATTCCTTGCGCTTGGTGCCGCGCGGCATCGATCCCACGAAATGCTTCCGCCACGAACTGAGGTTGATCCCCATCACCGTGCGAAGGCCAAAGGCCTCGCCGAAGCTCTCGGCATGGCCCACCAGCTTCAGCTGGATATCGTTCTGGGGGCCGGAATGTCCGCCGCGCTCCATCTGCGTCAGCGGGTTCTCAAAATACAGGCGGTCAAACGGGCAGACCTTGTGCAGATCCGCCATCATCTGGTGCAGCTTCAGGCAAACGCGCCCAGGGCTGGTGAACTCCGAGCCAAGCACCCATGAGCCAAAGCGCGGCACATCGGTATTGTCGGCCCAAATCGCCCAGCCGGTGCTGCGTTTGGAAAGGTCGAGGGAAAGTGTCGCCACCGAATAACTCCTGAGGTCACCCAAGGGCTGGAGGAATGCGCTCGGCACCCCACCAGCCCGAGAGAGACGTCAGTCGCCTTCCTGCTCGCCAGCGGCCACTTCCTCGCCAGCATCGCCCAGATCCGTCTCGCTGCCATCGCTGGCAAGGGTGACGAGCTGCATGGTCGGCTTGGCCACCAGCGGCGCGGGCCCGCTGCCCTGCGCCATATCCACCAGATCGGCGGGGCTGGGGTCGATCCCCGCAGCCTTCAGCGTGCCATTGAAGCTCCGCAGCCAATCCTCGCGCTTGGCGTCTTCCATTTCCACCAGCTTGAACGCCGCCTTCGCCGCGCCGGGCTGGATATGGCATTGCTTCTTCACCGCCTTGTAAGCGGTGCTGGCTTCCTGGTTGAACTCGCCAGCTTTGCTCAGGGCCGGTTTGATATCGGTGCGGAAGATCTTCACCGCCGTGCCGAAATCCTTGACCTTCACCTCGCCGTCATCGTCTCGTGCTTTTCGTGCTGCGCGCGCCACTGTCGTCTCCTCTGGTTGACCATTTCCGGCGCAAACTGAAAATGGTGTGGAATGGTTGCCCAGCAGCTCAAAGGCCTCGGGCGGGGGTGGTGTGATGGCGTCGTCCCTGGCCCACATCCGGGCTTCAGCCAGCCCGAGGCCGCTGATCTGGGCGGCGATCTCGATGGCATGGCCGTCAAGGTGGAAGGCCCGGCGAAACAGGCGCAATTGCTGGGAGCCGTGCGAGGTCATGCGCCAGCCCTCCGGCGTGCCGATGCATCCTTCCGCAGGTAAGCATCGAAGCGCGCGTCGCGCCCCTCTCGCTCATCACGATCAGCCTGCTCAACCGTCCGGTGTTCGAGGTAAGGGAAGCGCGCTGGGGCAGCTTTCGGCTTCATGCGTCCAGCTCCAGCCGCAGGCGGTCGATCTGATATTGCAGGCAATCCAGCTTGTCGCTCAGCGTCTCGGGCTCGCCGTGGCGGCAAAGATAGAGATCGCGCACCGGGCCGATCGCGGCCTCGCCAAACTCATAGGCAATGCGGAGCAGCGTAACTGGGTTGAGATCGTTTGCCTCGTTCTCGGCATTGCCCACGGTGCCATCGCAGCAGCCTATTCTCTCGCCCAGCTCGATATTGGAAAGGCCCTCCGCCGCCTTCAGGTCGCGGATCATCTTGGCCACCGCCTTGCGATAAGACTTTTGGCGCGGCGGACAGTGGAGCGGTAAGACGTTGGACGCGAGGCGTGTCATATAGCACCCCCATGGAAAGGTTCACCCATCACGCCGCGTCCTGCCGCTGGTGGCTGGCTCGCCCGGACTCGCCTGCGATGCCACCTTCGGTTACGTTTCCCCGGTCGACTCGAGGAAGGGAGCAACCAGCAGCGTGCCAAATCCCATCACCGCCATGCTTTGGCCAGGCGAACAGAACTTCATGCGGTTCAAAGCTGTCTGCGATGACGAGACGGCCCCTGATTACACAACCTTCCTTGCTGATGTCCGAGGCAAGTTGGCCCGGCGCAACATCAGCGAGGACACAATCTGGAAACTGGCCTTCGACCCGGATGAACTCGCATCTTGGTGCAGGGCCAGCGGTTGCAAGGTCGATTCCGAAGGTCGGGCGCAATACACCGCCTTCCTCGCTGATGAGCAGCGCCGCCGCGCTAAAGACTGATCCCTGTTCCATTTACGCCGCATCCTGCCGGGGCGCGCGGGGTTGCCACGGGTCGATGCTCTCGATCACCGCAATCTGCTCTTCCGTCAGATCGGCAATCAGCGCGTGCCGCCAGCCGGTCTTGCGAAAGATATGGATGGCGAGTGGGCGTGGCGGTCGGCGAGCTCCACTAATGACTTGGGAGGCATAGGAGAGCGAAATGCCAATGGCCTCAGCGAGCCGCGTGGGGGTGGGTGTTTCCATACCCCTGATATTTGCAGATTGCAAAGAGCAATGCAATACCGATCTTTGCAGTCTGCATAAGGACATGAAGCTGCCAAACTGGCAAATTGGCAGGATGTCGGATGATAAAAATGGTGGCCCAAATTACCTGCGTATGTGGCGCGAATATCGCCGCATGACGCAGGAAGAGCTTGCTTCGGCTTGCATCCCTCCAACCACCGGCTCGGTGATAAGCTTGCTCGAAGAGGGTGAGCGCGGCCTTTCCCTGAAATGGCTGCGGCGCTTGGCCCCTGCGCTCAAAACGCGTCCGGGCTGGCTGGCGGATATGAACCCCGAAAATCTGGACACCCGCGCCCTGGAGATGCTTGAAAGCGTGCCCGCAGATAAGCGCGAGCAGATCATCCAGATTATTGAAACTTTTACCGGGAATGGGACTGAGGGTTGAATTGATATGCCGCAGTTAAATTTGGTTCAAAGATATATTTCACTTTTTGCAGCAGTCATATTGTTTGGGAGCGCGCTCGAAAGGGCTAACGCGTATGAAGGTTGGACGTTCCAATTCGCAATAGGGCTGCTGTTCCTCCTTCTTTCCCTGTCAGGATCAATGCGGGAAATGTTTGCGCCCCAGAGCATAAGGCTCCCGGGCTGGCGGCGGCGGAGCGCTATGCGTTCTCTCAATAGGATTTCACATAAATTCACAGACGTTCCGGTGTGGCCGTTAATTTACAAAATGACGAAGGGATTGATTTATAAAATTGATCCAGAAGGATTGGGCGCGTTTAATGCAGAAGATAAGACAAATGACATTTTAATAACACAAGTGATTTATAATATATGTCGTGATGATTATTTTGAGCAGACATATCATTCTGGGCAAATGAATTACGCTCATGTAGGGGGTGGGTATATTGTTATAGCATGGCGGTCTTTAAAAATTCTTCACGATTCTGGATTTATGGATGATGATGAGTATAAGGAGGAGGTTAAGTCTATGACCGCACAATATGCCTCCGCCCCATCGCCCGCGCCGTGATCCGCTCAATTTGCAGGGGCAGGTAACGCAGCGTCTGCTCTGTCATTCTGAACCCGATAACGAGGCTATTGCCATGGGTGCCTTCGAAGATACCGAGGTCACGTTTCCTTGCGGCAACTGCGGCGCACGCATCACGAAGACCTATGGTTGGCTCGAAAGCCACGACCATCTCTTCTGCGGCTGTGGTGAACAATTTAACCTTGACCGTATAGGCCTGCACCAGCGCATCGCTCAGGCCCGATATGAGGTTAAGCGCTTCACCAGGACAATCGGCAAGATACCCAAGCAAGAGCAATAGCTCCTGATCTTCCGCCTCTGAAAAGGGCGGGACGTCCTCCAGCCTGATCGGCACCTCGAGGCCATCCTCTGTCACAGCCATTGGCTCACCAGATAATCCCAACATCTCATCCTCCCTCGCGCGGGATCGCGCAGGCTGCAAATAGCGATTCGGAAGCACCTTTGCAAACTGCAACATTTTCCGCTTGACCCATACTTTGCAATCTGCAAATAATCCTCCATCAGCCCAACCGAGTGAGCCGCAAGCGCAGACCTCGCCGGGCCTTGATGGAGGTTCCCGATGCAAGCCCATTCCCCCACCACCGCAGAACTGGCCCGAGACATTCTCGCGCGCCGCTGGTTTCCCGGCACTTTCGTGGCGTCGCATGATGCGTGGATCGATGCCGCCCAGCGCGCTGTTGATGGCGATGAGGAAGACCTCGAAGAAATCCTGACCGAGGACGCTCTCTTCGCCGACGCGGGGTGGGAATCGTGAGCGTGGCCGGTGCCATCCCGGAGCCAACCCCCGCCTTTGCCTGCGGCTTCGCAGAAGGCAGCGTGTTGAGCGCCTTGCGCTACCTGCGCGCCATTCCCGCGCCGAAAGATCAGCTTGCGGCCATGAGGCTGCAATGGGCAATCGATGATCTTGTGGCCGCCATAGACGCCCTGCGCGTCCCGTTCGAGGTGGCGTCGTGATCCGCGCCTGCATCCTCGCGGTGTTGATCTTGGGCGCGCTCCTGATCGCCTTCAACGCCTGCGCCGCTGGCTACGAGGCCAAGCAGGCCGGGCTGCTCGACGGCTACGCACTGGTGCCCCGGCTATGAGGTTCACCATCATCGAGCTGGCGATCATCGTTGGCGTGGTGGCCTGGTCATTGTCCGCATGGGTGCGGGTATGACGCGTGACGCCACCCCCTACGCCGCCACAGCTCCGCGCCAGCCCGCGCGGGCCGCCGGGGCTGATGTCAGCGCCCCGGTCGCGGGGTTCTATCGCCACCGGGTTCGCTCGGGATCGGTGCCGGTCGGGATATACCTCTGGTTTGGCCCTCCGCTCGACCCGATCACCGGCGAGGAGCTTGACCGCTCACACCGCTGGCAAGCCCACGCCGATGGCGAGCCTATCGACTTCGAGGCGGTTTGGCCCGCCTGCACCGCGCACCCGATCACCGCCGCCGAATACCGCCAATTCATCGCCCGCAAAGCGTGGGCGAAGGAGCACGCGCCAGCCAGCGCATACGCCACAACCGGGAAGCGGATCGACCCGCTCTCGCTCGATCATCCCCTGCCTTTCTAACGAGGACTCCTACCATGGCAACGAAACCGATATTTGAAGATGCCCCCAGCTGGCCAGCCCCGACACAATTTGCGCCAAGCGGTCACAACCGGCCGCCGCTGGAGGATCTGATCCCCGCTGAGTTCCGCGAGGCGCTGCTGGCCGACAAGCCGGACTTTCTGGTCAAGCTGGAGCAGGCGGTCGATGCTGCTGATCGCGCGGTCGCCGAGGACGACGCTACCCTCGGGCGGTGCGGCAATCTGGTGAACCTCTACCGCGCGATCACCAGTCACATCGACGCCACCCATGTCGCGGTGAAGGCCCCCTATCTGCTGGGTGGTCGGCTCGTTGATGGGGAAAAGAACGCGCTCGTGGCCCGCGTGAAGGATGCCCGCGCCAAGGTCGAAGGCGTGGCCAACGCCTATGAGGCCAAGCGCGCGGCAGCAGCCAAGGCCGAGCGGGATCGCATTGCTGCCGACCAGCGCGCGGCAGCGGAGCGTGCTGCGCAGGCCGAACGGGACCATATCGCCGCAGAGCGTGCCGCCGCCGACGCCATCGCCAATGCAGCCAATGAGGACGAGCGGCAAGCCGCGCTTGAGCGCGCCTTCATCGCTGCGGACGCGGCGCAGGAAGCAATGGCCGCCGCCGCGCTCGCCCCAGCCGCAACCGCCAAGGCGGAGCCGGTGCGCTCGGACGAGGGCGCTGTCGTTTCCAGCACCACCGAATGGGCCTGCGAGGTCGATGATTACGCCAAGGCGTTCAAGTTCGTGAAGAACGACGCGAAGGTGCGTGAGGCCATCGACGCTGCCGTCAAGCGCCTCGTCAAGCAGACCAAGGGCCAGCTCGACATGGCCCCCGCCGTTCGCGTCTGGCCGGTTTCCAAGGCGAGCTTTCGCTGATCCCACCACCCACCAAAGGAACACAGAAAATGAACGCCCCAACCACCTTGCCAGCAGAGCGCAAGCCGCTCCATCCGCTGGTGAAGCTCGACCAGCAGCTTGCCGAGCGCGCTGGCGAGTTCAAGAAATCGCTGCCCTCGCATATCAGTCCCGAGAAGCTCCAGCGCACGATCATGACGGCGGCGCAGAATAATCCCGACCTGCTTTCCGCCGACCGTCAATCGCTGATTATCTCGTGCATGAAGGCGGCGCAGGATGGCTTGCTCCCCGATGGGCGCGAGGCCGCGCTGGTGATCTTCAAGACCAGCTCGAAAGATGCTCAGGGCAACTGGCAGAGCAAGCAGCTCGTGCAGTATATGCCCATGGTCTATGGGCTGCGGAAGAAGATCGTGCAGTCTGGCGAAGTCGTCAGCCTCCAGACGGGCTTGGTCTATCGGGCAGAGCTTGCGGCCGGCGCGTTCATCTATGAGGTTGGTATGGAGCCGCCGATCCGGCACCGCCCGATGCTCGACCTGCCCGCCGAAGAATTGACCGACGCAAATATCGTCGCCGCCTATTCGATTGCACGGATGCAGGATGGATCGGTGTCGGTCGAGGTTATGCGCCGGGGCGAGATCGACCGGGTGCGCGAGGCCAGCCAGACCGGGGCCACCAAGGACAGGAATGGCAAGCCGCGGCAGTCGCGGGGGCCGTGGGCCGATTGGTTTGGCGAGATGGCGCGCAAGACCGTGATGCGTCGGCACAGCAAGACGCTGCCGATGTCGGGAGACATCATCGTCGATGTCGAGGGCCGGGAAACCGAGGCGGCGGCAAGCGCAGTGCGCTTGCTCGATGCTGTTGAGCCCGATGCCCCCGTCGCCCTGCCTCGCGCCGAGGAGGTGGCCGGACAGGAAGGTGAGACGGTCGACGCCGCCACGGGCGAGGTTGTCGGCCCCGGCTTCTCCGAGGTGGACGAGGAAACCGCCCGCGCGCTCGATGCCCAGCAGGGCCGCACCGACGAACAGCATGGCGACCAGCACGATGGCGCGGATGAAGAAATCCCCATGTGGCAGCAGGTCGTTGCCAAGGTGCGCCGCGATGTTGCTGGGGCAACCTCCAAAGCCGAGCTGACTGTCATCGACAAGAATTGGCTCAACGCCCGCGTCGCCATCGAGAGCGAGGATGAAGCGCTTGCGGTCGAGATCGACAAGCTCATCAACGACCGCCGTAACTCGCTGAAGGGGGCCTGACCATGGCCGAAAGCGTGCCTGTCCTAACCCATGCCGAGGCCGTGAAGGTGGCAGAGAGCGTTGATCGCGCGTGGGTAGGGCTTACCGGGCTCAAGACCGCCGCGCCGCCGCTCGATCGGCTCGCCGAGATGGTTCATCGCATCATGCGGAGCGCGGCGGTTGTCGTGGCGATGCGTGGTGCCGAAGTTGAAGGGGCCACGAAATGACCCATCCCCGATTTTTCATCGTGTTCAGCCCAGATGGTCCAACGCCGCCTATCAAGATCCACGCAGAACACCGCGAGGCCCTAGCTATCGCCCACATCATGGCGCGCCAGCATCCGGGCCAGACATTCCACGTGATGAAAAGCAACAGCCGCCCGATTGTGTCTGAGGTTGCGCTGAGCGATGCCGAAGGCGAGGCCAGCAATGGATAAGACCCAATGCACCCGCGCCGATATCCTCAAGGTGATCGCCTTCCACGCCGGATGCGCGCCGGATCAGCTTTCCGACGACGATACCCTGCGCGCTGATCTTGGCATTGGCGATATTGAGCTTCTCGATCTGAGCATGGATATCGAGGACGCGGCACAGCGCATCGTTCCCTGCAATGAGATGCACGCATGGGAAACCGTGGCCGATGTGGTGCGCTGGGTTGAGGGGAGGGCAGTATGACCCAGAACCGATCCAGCGCCGTGATGCAGCAGCGCAGCGAACCCATGCGCTCCCTAGATGATTTTCCCACTCCACCTTGGGCCACCCGCGCACTGTGCGAGCAGTTAGAGGCCCTTGGGCATGATCTTCCAAGCCAGACAGTGCGTGAGCCAGCCGCGAACCGTGGCTTCATGGTGCGACCTTTGGCAGAGCATTTTGCCGAGGTGAAGGCCAGCGACATCAAGGATTATGGCTTTGGATGGCGGGTGGAGGACTACCTGTTTCCGTTCACTATCGAAACGGTCGATTGGACTATTACCAATCCTCCCTTCACGCTGGCGGACAGGTTTGTTGAGCGCGCGCTTGATACCAGCCGAGTAGGCTGTGCTGTCATCGTTCGCGTGGCCTTTATCGAGGGAATCGCCCGATATGACCGGCTCTTTTCCAAGACGCCGCCAAGCATGGTTTTCCAGTTCGTGGAGCGCGTGGCGATGGTGCAGGGCAAGGTTGACCCGGATGCGTCCAGCGCCACAGCCTATGCGTGGCTAGTGTGGCTGCATGGCGAGCATGACACCCGCCTGCGCTGGATAGCCCCCTGCCGCAAGCGCCTTGAGCGCCCCGGCGATTACCCTGTGGAGGTGGTATGAACGCAATCGACCTTGACCGCCGCCTCTCTCGCGCGCTCGAATGCGGGCGCGGCATTCGACTGTCCGATTCGGACATGGACTTGTTCGCGAGCAGTGGCGCGATTGACGCGATTCGCCAGATGGCCGCCGATGAATTGAAGGAGCGTGCGAAATGCCGAGACGTGCAACGGCGAAGGGGCTCCATCACAGTGGTCGATTCTGGCTCGATTGGGACGCCAGGGCCGATGGCAGCCTGCGTTCTCCCTACCTCGCCATCTTCTGGTATGATACCGCCGCCAGACGCACGCGAAGCCTTTCAACAGGCACGGCTGATGTCGAAGCAGCGCGCATCCAGCTCATCAAGAAAGACCTCACCGAAAGCGGGATCGGCGCGTTCTGCCCAACCTGCGGCCAGAAAGTAGAGGCGCAGAGCGGCTATGGGCTATGCGATGCCATCCGCGATTACCTCGCCATCAAGGACGACAAAATCCTTGCGGCCCGGCTCGACCATGTGCTCGATTACGTGGAGCACATCGGCGCGCAGGCGGCGCGCTGCTCGGACATTGGCGAGGACTGGATTGCCGGTTTCCGGGCCTGGTCGCTCGCGCAGCCGGTCGTGTTCACCTCTGGCCGCGTTCGTGACGAGCCACGCGCCTTCTCGACCACGGAAAACAGCGTGATCGCACTGGCCGCCGCCATCAACAAGGCGAAAAGCCGGGGCCAGATCGCTGACCCGGCGATGTTCCGGCCAATCCAGACAAAGGAATTGAACAACACGCCGCAGGTGCGCCTGACCGTGGCCGAGATCGCGCGGGCCTTCGCCTATGCCGCTGATCCCCGCATGAAGGTGCGCCGCCGCTCGCTGCACCGCTATCTTATCGCCGCCGTCTCGACGCTGGCCCGGCCCGACGCCATCGTTGACCTTTCGACGACCCCGGCGCGCGCGCAATGGAACAGCGACGCTAAGGTGATAAGCCTCAACCAGAAGGGGCGGCGGCAGACGAAGAAGTATCGGCCTATTCTGCCTGCGCCGTGGCAGTTTGCGCTCCACCTCGACGCCTGCGATGGGTTCTACGTGCCCGTGAAGGACATCACCGGCGCGTGGGAGACAATGCGCGATTCGCTGGGCTGGCCCTCCGATGGGCAGTATGGCCCGAAGCTCATTCGCCGCTCGATGGCAAAGCTGCTGCGCGACCGACTGCCGAAGCGCGACTGGCCCGAAATAGAAATGATGCTGGGCCACGACAAGTTCGACCAGACCAGCGACATCTACGCGCCGTTCGATCCAGACTATCTGGCAGCCGCTAAGGCCGAGGTTGAGCGCATCATCGGCGAGATCGAATCACTGGCACCGGGGGCGTTTCACCGGAGCAACACCGGAGACGGTGCGGTGGTCATACCCATGAAAGGGGTAAATTATGCTGCAAAATAAAAGGGTTCGAATGGTGGGCGTAGCAAGGATTGAACTTGCGACCCCTGCGATGTCAACACTTGGGATAGAGCGGAAACGCGCGGATTTCCGCCATTTCCTCGCCAGTGGGCAGCCGGGAAAACGCGGAACAATCCGTGAATCGTCACGAGTTTCACCGGAGTTGCACCGGAGCGTTTCCGCCCCTGTTGCGGTGGCGCGGCCATGACTGATCTGGTTTGCACCGGATGCGGCGAATACGCGGGAAGCGACATTGCCGAGATTGTCGGCGCTCAAGCCGCTAAAATCGCCCGCCTCACCGCCGCGCTGGAAAAGGCGGAGAACAGTGTGATCGAGAAGGTGGTGAGGTGGATCAGAACGCGGGGCATCAGGGCGTGGGGCGCAGACTGCACGGGTGATGACGAAACCACGTTTATCGCCAACGCTATCGAACAAGGTGCGTGGAAAGGACTGACCGATGGAGAGTGAGTTGAAGCCGTGCCCGAATCCGTGGTGCGAAAGCTTTGATCGCGGTGATGAGTTTACGCCGTATGTAACCCGGATACATTTCGACAACTGGCAGGTGAAATGCCCGATGTGCTTTATGAATGGGCCTGTTCGTCAAACCCCCACCGAAGCCATCGCCGCGTGGAACCAGCGCCCCACCCCACCCGCCGACAAGCCCGCGCAGAGCGGGGAGGTGAGCGATGAAATGGTGGAGGCCGCAGCCAAGGCGCATTGCGACTTCTTTGGCGGAGAGGGCTGGTGGGATACTGGCCTGATCGCCGATACCAAGCCAAAGGCCCTAGAAGCCATGCGCGCAGCTCTTGAAGCATCCACCCTCACCGAACGGCTGCGGGTGGCGGAGGAGGTTTTGCGGGAGTGCGAGAGAAAACACGACGAGCCGGAGACGATACTATTTATCGCCCGCGCCGCCCTCGAACGGAAGGATTGAAGATGGCCCGTAATGATACCCCTTTTGACCGAAGCGCCAATGCGCTTTGTGATTTGAACACAGCCGGGGTCATTCAGGTTCTATGCGAAAGCAGTTTTTTTAGAACTGCTGCCGGGCAGCGATTTGAGCGGCGCATTGCCAAACTATGTCGCGAGCATATGGGACTGCAACTCCGCGCTTACGACAAGGATCGGCCATGACCCTCCCCGAGATCGCAACCGCCTGCGAGAGCGCGGGGCCGGAAAGGCAGCGGGAGTTGCTGGTGGAGGCTTATGCAACGATCCACAATCAAGAGCCCGCCAATGACCAATGGTATGGTGACACCGAGACGAAAACACGCGGTCGCTATTTCACCGCCAAACTCGACGCCGAAGCCTATCTGGACGCGGCGATGATGCTGGTGCCGGAGGGGCATAGCGTTGACCTGACCATCGGCGGGTATTGGCCAAATCGCGCCCGGCTGATGCCCGTCTATCAGGAAGGCAGCAGGTGGCTGCATCGCGGGAGTGACCTACATTACACCGCCAATGCCTCCACCTCCGCCCTCGCGCTCCTAGCCGCCATCTGCCGGGCTTTGGGGAGTGAGGGGTGATGGTTGACGTTAACGACATTCCTGACGCTGAATTGCTTGGCATTCCCGCTGCCATTTGGCTGGCTTTCGCCATCTACCGTTTCGGGGGCGCGCGAGCGTTTATGCGCGCCGGAGCGATGAGAGAGCAGCCGCTTTATCTGGTGATCTTATGGGCGGCTTTGTGGCCAGTATTCCTGCCGATCACACTCTATCAACGCCACCGCAATGGTTGATGGCCTCCCCAGCCGATTCCTATCAACCCACACATCCCACCGACAGCGCCGCCCAGCGGTCCACGATAGCCCAAAGCTGATCAACGCGGGCCGCCAGCACCAGCGCAGCCTGTCGTGCATCGGCGGGGATCGCGAGGCCCTTGGGTGGCACCACCGGCACCTGCGCCGGGTCGATGCAGGCGCGGCGCACCTCGCGATCAACCGGCACGAACTTGGCAGGCGGGGGCGGCGCGTCGGCCTTGGGCACGCTGGCACACCCGGTCAGCAGCAGCGCCGGGGCAACCAGCAGACCCACCAGGGCGGCGAGCATGAGCAGTTGGCGGAAGGCTCTCACAGCGTTTTCTCCCTATCGATGATGAGCGGCGACGTAGCGCAGGAGCCCGCAGTAGCCTCCATGAGCGCGGCACGGGTGAAAGCGGCCTGATCTGCCGCCCGCTGAGCATCCGAGGCCACAGCGCGCCCCAGTGCCCGTTGCTGGGCGGCATGGGCAGCAACGCCCTGCGCTTGTGCGATGGCGATGCTGGCGTTCTGGCTGGTGATTGCAGCAAGCGCGCCGTGGAAGTTGCGCTGCGATCCCTGAAACGCCGCCTGCTCGGTATGGAAGGCGGCTTGCCAGACGGGTAGCACGCGCTCGGCCACGCGGCGCTCATGATGTTCCCATGCCCAGAAAAGCGCAATGGCGATGCAGGCGCATTGCGACGGGTAGCGCACCACTAGGCTAGCTAGGGCGCTGAAGCCGCCCTTGATCCACCCCAGCACGCGCAGAAGAAATAGAATGCTCATGCTCGTTCCCCTGTCAGACAAAAGTGGGCTTCCTCACGGCGGCGGCGCACGAGGCCGGGCAGCGTGGTAGGGCGACCATTCACGCGGGCAGTGACATACCATCCGGGGAATGCGCCGCAGCCCTGCGCCCATCGGCCCGCATTGAACGCCCGCGCCATGGGTGATCGGCAGGCGGCAGCGGGCCCGGCGTTATAAGCCGCGTCCAGAGTGGCGGCGAAAGCGCGCTGGCGGCGTGGATCCGCGAAGTCAGGGACGCAGCCAATCAGCTTGGGCGCATAGTCCCGAGCCATCCGCATCCGCAGCCGTGCGGCGCACTCATCATCGCTGTAGACGCGATCCTCGATGCCCTGCGTCTCGCCATAGCAGACCGTCAGGATATGGGCTGGATCGTAATAGGCGCGGTTGGCCTTGCCTTCCTCGCTCTCGGTTGTCGGGGCCACCATGGCAACGGTGCCCACCACTAGCGCCACCAATGCCGCGCCGGTCAGCCGGTTGCCCTTGGGCTTGGTCGTGTCAGGCGCTAGGTTGACCACCAGCCTTGTCCTTTCTCGCCATCAGGTAAATACCCGCGATGGCACCGATCCACGCAATGCGCGGGTCGAACTGGGCATACTGCGGCGCGATCACGCTGGCGGCGGTGGCGAAAATACCCCAATAGGTCGAAACCTCGCGCCACATATTGCGCGCCCGCTCCTCGATCCATGCAATGAGCATCAGCTTTTCCTTTCAGTGTATCTTTGCGACGATGGTGGCGAGGAACAGGATGGTAGCCCCCGCGCTCCCGATCATGATGGTCTCCAGCCGCTTCAGGCGAGAGTTGATGCCGTCATAGCGAACGGCACATACCTCCTCGTGGCTGGTGATCCGGGCATGGGGGCTCATGCGGGTTTCTGCTGGAGATGCTGCGACGTGGGGGGGCGTCATGCTGGGCTTCCTCAGAACATCAGCGTCATGCTGGATAATTTGACGGTATAGGTGATGATGATCGCGCCTTGGGCACCGACCCCGGCGCTATTGGAGACGCCAACACCGCCCGCGCCCGATCCGCCACCGCCAGCGCCATAGAGGCCACCACCACCGCCAGCTCCACCTTCCGAAACGCTGTCAGCGTCGCCACCACCACCGCCGCCACCACCGCCCGGCCCGTTATTCGCGCCCGCGCCGCCCGCGCCGCCGTATCCCCCAAAGCCGCCCGCTGTAGACCT